CCAGCCCTGTTTGTCCGCGAGGGCCGGGCGGATTACCTCGAACCAGACCTCGGGGGACATGAAGGCCGCTTCGTCGAGGACTACGCCGGCCAAACTGCGGCCGCGGAGGGCCATTGCGTTCTCGGTGCCCTTTAATTCGATCGTGCTGCCGTTTACTAGCTCGATCTTGAGGTCGGTTTCGTTTTTTGCCTTGATCCAGGCCTTGGGGACTAGCTTTTTCATTACTTTCCAGGCGATGTCTTTTGCCATCCGGTAGGTCGGGGCGGCGTAAAAGAAGGTTTCGCCGGGGCGTTCGATCGCTCCACGCAGCAATTCGATGCAGGAGAGGTAGCTTTTGCCGAAACGGCGGCCTGCAACCAGGACTCGGAAGCGTTTTCGGCTGCTAAATACTTGCCCCTGCGCGTATCGGAGGTTGAGTGTTCCAGCCGAATCGGCCATTTATATGTAGGTGGGTACTTTCTAGGGTAGTACAGGAAAAGAACCCCTGCCCCCTGTGTGTAAGGGTAGAGAAAAATGAGGATTTGTCGGTAGGTTCCCTGGGCGGCGTCCCGCACTTGGGAAACTCGAACCTTACCCCCGGTTAGTACACACGCACTAGCCGGGGCAGGGCTGCTTTATACGGCGGATTCGAGCGTAGCGATTGGGTCTGTGCTGGCAGCAGCGGCAAGGATGGTCAAGCCTCCCACGCAGTATTGGATGTTGCCGATCTCGGCAAGCCAGCGGCCAGCGCTTCCCCAGTCGCGGCGGCAGTTGATGCCGTGGGTGCGAAGGGATGCAGCGGCGAGTGCAACAGTGGTCATGATCACTTGATTTGTGTGTTCTGTGTAATTATACAGCATCAGCTCAGCGACCGCGAAGCCTGAGTTTGCATTCTGTAACATTCTGGCCAGCCGCTACGCACTGGCGCTCCAGCTGGACGGTCTGCGACTCGAGCAAAATGCAGGAGCCGACTAGGAAGACGGCAGCAGCAGCGCCAAAGATTTGGGCTTGGCGGACAGTGGGGGTCATCGCTTGGTGTGCGTTGTTGACTTACACAGTATACAGGATCAAGCGGCAAACCGCGAGTGGCTAGCCGTTGCGTTTGTCGTCGATCGTGATGTTGAGCTGGGGTGCAGCCTGCGCCAGCTGCTCAGGTGCGGCCTCTCCGATCACCGCACCCATGTCTTTCAGCAGCATCGCCACAGTCTGCAACTGGCCTTTGCGCAGTGCCTTTGTGACTGTAGCTAGGCGCAGTGCCTGTATTTGGTTCAGCAAGTCCTGCCGCGTTGCGCTCTGTTCCTCCCGTAGGAGAATCATTGCCTTTGCGTAGTCATCGTGAGCTGTCCGTACGGACGTATTGAACCGCGTGGCAAGCTTTTCAGCGATTTGCCTACGGGTTCCACCGTCAAGAATGTATGAATAGGCAGCGTTTACCCTTTCATCAATCCGCACCTGCTCTCCCTTACCGCCGCGCCATCGCTTGCTCTCGTCGTTCGCCACGGTTGTAGGCTTCTTTACTTCTTGCCCTTCCAATTCCGACACGGTTAGAGTCACAAACTCGATGCCCCCATGCTAACCTCCAACGCACAATAAAAAGCACCGCCGAAGCGGTGCTGTTGATCGGTAAGGGAAGCGGTCAGACCGCGCGGAAAACTAGCCAGTCACCGCCGCCGATGCTGTGCAGCCAGTACCCATCACCAATTCGCAATTCCTCCCATGCAGCAACCCAATCAACGTGCCGATGAGGCCATGGGATAGAGCCGGTGCGGTCCAAGTCAAAGCATGGATTCATCTCCTCCGCAAGTCGTTGTGCATACTCTGCACCTGCGCGGTTTTCGTCAATCCCTTCCGTGTTGCCTTGGTAGGAGTCTTGGAAGTTTTCGGGATCGATCCCGTCATTGTCCAGCTCAGCGATCAGTGAAGCCCAGCCGGTAGGGTCGTCGTTTTGGAAGCCGAGCACCTCCATCACCTCGCACCAATCGTCAGTCAACCAAAAGCCAAAACAAGCGCCGTCACCTTCTGACGCGCCGAAGAAAAAGCCGTTTGGTGCCAAGTCTTGCAGGATGCCGCCTAGCTGCAGCAGACAACCACAGGCCATCTCGTCATCCCAGTCTGATTCGCGGGAATCCTCTCCAACTAGTTGCTGCAGTGCCGGCAGTACTGTACAAAGCTCGGCCCCTAACTGCTCGGCAGTCTGCCAGTAACGCACCAGCAAATCTTCAATGCGCAGAGTGCCAGTGCTGACAATCCAGGGGAATGATGCCAGCTGCTCGGAGTTGTAACGGGTCATGGTTTGAGCCTTAGGGTTGGGTCTCGTGTGTGAGTGTAGAACCGGAAACGGCAAGCCGTCAAGCCGGCGCGGGAATCGGGTTAAGGTGCGCGTCGATATCATCCCGGAAGCGCATACCAGCGGAGCCAGCTGTACCAGTAGCACGCCAGCGGCCCCAGCAGAAAAGCGCATAGGCCTCCGCGTCAGTGAAGCGGCCAAAGGTCTCGTGGCTGTCCCAAGTCTTAACGTCACAGCCTTCGAAGCGCTCAAAAGCAAAGGGCGACGCGCCAATAGGCCAAGTGCTCCAGCTGTAGGCGATTAAGCGGACCCGGTAGCCGTCGTCTTGATCCCGATAAATCTCCGCTTCAGCGGCCAGGCCTATATTGTCGTGACAGCTCCAGGGATGAAGATAAATCGACGTATGGGCGCCTTCTGGGTAGCCGCATTGATTTTCGTAGTGAAGCTGTAGAAAGTCGTCCGCTTGTGCCGGGATAGGATGGATCCACAGAGGTTGAGGCATGGGATTGTCTCCCTAGGTATGCTCCGCCATTGTGCCGAACGCGCCAGCCGCTTAGGCCGCTGTGTTGTATCACTTAACAGATCGGCTAGCGGGGTTGTCCTTGGTTGTATTGTGTAAGGGTTCACCTCACCCTTAGGGAACATGCACACACTCAAGCTAACCGGCCAAGAACTAGGCAGGTTGCGCCTTCTGCTGGATTCTGAGTACCGCCGGATCCTGCGGGAATCTCCTGAGTCTCTAGATGATCCGGCAACCTACGCGGCAACCATTGCCGAGATACGCTCGCAGGTTGTTTACCTGCAAGATCGGCAGATTGCGCAGGAGATCCAGGAATGACCGGCGGCGAGTGGGAAACACAGCGCGAGCGCAAGCGTTCCAGGGAAGAAGCCCGGGAGGCTAAGCGACGCCTACAGATTGAGTTCCAGGACAAGTTGTGGCTCTGCACAAACTACCCTTGCGGCGACGAGATCCTGGCGTGGCTCAGTGAGAACCGCGCCGACGCCAGCAAAATAGGCTCGAGCCGATGGCACCTAGAGACTTTACCCGAGTTGCACAAACAGCAACAGAAGCTGCGCCAGGCCGCAGCATTTCAAGAAGTGCTAGATCGTGCCAAGGTCAGCGCTCAAACGCTCACCGCTGAACAGGTTCTGGCCGCCGGAGGTTTTCCACAAAATCCACAAGTTGAGCCTGTGGAAAAACAAAAGGCGCCGCGCACCAACAAAGGGAAGCGCCAGCCATCCCGCCGGAAAACTAATCGCTAACTCTCCAATGCAAACAGGATTGAGAACGCGCCAGCGAAACCTACTGGCAGCGGTGCGCAAAAGTGGCCGCCGGATTCTGCCAACAGACTGCAAATCATTCCAGTCTGCAAAAGGGCTAGAGAAGCGGGGGCTGGTGACGCTCCAGTGCTTAGATCTGCCTGATCTGTTAGGCAGGCCTGTGTATGTGATCGAAGCGACAGCACCAGCCACAGAGGGCTAGGTATTTTTGCCTAGGTGGTGAACCAGGGTGGCCGGTAGCTCCACGCTATCGGTCGCCTTTTTATGCCTGTGAGTGAGACTCACAAGACTGATCATAGGACTCAGCATGTGTACCAGTGAGACTCAGCAGGTGTGCCAGGGGCAGGGCTAGCGCTTGCGTTTTAGGCCGGGTCTTGTAGTGCCGTCCGGTTCCTTGTCAGGTAGTACCAGCGATAAACCGTAGAGGGCAACAAGAATGCCGGCGCAGATTAGTAGTGCTCCAAGCATCACTATGAATGGCAGATTTACACATTATGAATGGAGATTTTCGAAGTAAATGCGGACGCGTTCTAGGAAATCGTCTTCGGCTTGTACCAGCTCGTCCTCGGTCATGTAGTGGACGTTGGGGGGACCGCAGCGGCGGGCTAGCACCACTGCTGCTCCAGTCGGAGAGAGGCCTGTGAGGTGCTTCAGGCCCAGTGAATAGGCACCGCACTGGGCAAGGTATGAATGGCCTTCTGGGAGGCGTTCCAGGCCGTTATGAATGGC